TACGCAAAACAATTAAACGTGAAGGAAGGAGCGTAATATGGAAGATAAAAAAATAAGAACTTCTCACGCGAGTCAAACAAGAGAAAAGGTCAAAAGACCTACCACTTGGACTCCCCCGTCATCTTTAGATGCACCCCCTGCGCCTGATGGTTATAGGCATAGATGGATAAGAGCCGAGACTATGGGCTTTGATGATACAAAGAACATGTCAGGAAAAATAAGATCTGGTTGGGAGCTTGTAAGAGCTGATAACTATCCAGGTACTGATTATCCTACTATTAAAGAAGGAAAGTATGCAGGAGTCATTGGAGTTGGTGGCCTTGTGCTGGCAAGGATACCTGAAGAGGTTGCGAAAGCGCGTGAAGATTACTTTAGTAGACAAACTAAGGATAAAGACGAAGCTGTAAACAACGACCTTATGAAGGAGCAGCACCCAAGTATGCCTATCAATCAAGATAGGCAGACACGTGTAACCTTTGGTGGTACTAAGAAAAGTTAATCTTTTAACGATTTCTAAATCACTAAAATTTAATAAGGAGAAAAAATATGGCTAACGCTAACACACAAGGATTCGGATTAAGACCGGCAATGAGAGTAGGAAACACTCCTGCTATTCAAGGTCAGTCAAAATACGAGATCGATGCTGGTGAAGCAAATGCTATTTACAATGGAGAAGCAGTTAAAGTTGATATAAGCGCCACAACAGGTGGATATATCGTAACAGCTTCCGCTGGAACTGCTATGGTTGGAGTTTTAAATGGTGTAACATTTACGGATGCTACAACTTTGAAACCAACTTTTAGTAATTTCTACAAAGGCGGAATAACTCCAGCAAATAGTGAAGACATCACTGCATTCGTGAATGATGATCCTTTTCAAGAATACATCATTGCATCAGACGCAACATTGGGAGGCACACTAGCTTTAAGAAAATCCAAAATTGGATTGACTTATTCTACAAGTGGCTCAGCCGGTGACGACACAAATGGAAGATCTTCTGAACAACTTACAATTGGTTCTGCAGCTACAACTGCTAAACAATTAAGAGTAGTTAGAGTAGCAGAAGACCCAGAAAACCAAGATCAAACAGCTGCTAACTGTTCGTTAATTGTAAAAGTTAACTTACATCAGTATCTAGTTGGATCTTTAGCAACAGGCATATAATAGGAGAATAAATTATGGCAATATCACGACAACAACTAGTTAAAGAACTAGAGCCAGGTTTAAATGCTTTATTTGGCCTGGAGTACAAAAGATATGATAATGAACATGCTGAAATCTATGACACAGAAAATTCAGACAGAGCTTTTGAAGAAGAAGTAATGTTATCTGGATTCGGAAACGCACAGATTAAGCCAGAAGGTCAAGGTGTATCATTCGACGATGCGCAAGAAACTTTCACATCTCGTTATCAACACGAAACAATAGCTCTTGCATTCGCTATTACAGAAGAAGCGATCGAAGACAATTTGTATGACAGACTAGCGTCTAGATATACAAAAGCATTAGCAAGATCGATGGCAAACACTAAACAAGTGAAAGCTGCCGCGACTCTTAACAATGCATTCGACGCTAACGTAAAAGGCGGAGACGGCAAAGCATTGTGCGCAGATGACCACCCTACATTAGCGGGAAGTTTTAAAAATGAGTTAGGAACAAGTGCTGACTTAAACGAAACTTCTTTAGAACAATCTATGATTGACATCGCTCAGATGACTGACGAGAGAGGTCTTAAGATTGCTGCTAGAGGATTAAAAATGATCATTCCAAGTGAATTACAATTCACAGCGGAAAGATTAATGAAGTCCCAAGGTAGAGTTGGTACAGCTGACAATGATATCAATGCGATCGCATCAATGGGTATGGTTCCACAAGGATATGTGGTTAACCACTACTTAACTGATACAGATGCATTCTTTATCAAAACAGATGTACCTAACGGTTTGAAGATGTTCGTAAGAGCACCTATCAAAACGGCTATGGAAGGTGACTTCGATACTGGCAACGTAAGATACAAAGCTAGAGAGAGATATTCATTTGGATTCTCAGACCCTAGAGGTATCTTCGGATCACCAGGAGCGTAATCTAAATAATTTAATGGGGCGCCGTAAAAGCGCCCCATTTTCAAGACAAAAGGTAATAACCATGAAGAATTTCAGAGTACAGATAAGAGCGTATGGCTATCATGCAGATTTTCACTTAATGTGTGAAGACAATGATAAAGCCTTTGAAAATACACTTATTGACAAACTAGGGAAAAATGATATAGTCTGGGAAAAAGATGGATTTACTAGTAATTCCAAATTATGGTTAACCTATGAGGAGGTTATAAATGCAGACGCAAATAAGAGACCTTTACAAAGCGAAGAGGGGTCTAGAGACAGAATGGGCGGTGCAACAGCGTGATAACCAAAGATACACTTTGGATATGGTAAGAATCGACAACAAAATAAGAGAAGTTGTCAACGCTATTAAGCTAGAAGAGGCTAAAATAGCAAACCTTACTAATAAAATAGAAGATGCTGCGCCGGAAGTTTCAGTAGCTACTTAGTAAAAAGCTACATTTCAGAAAGATAACTTTCACTACGCAATCTCTTGCACTCTACTAAAAAGAAGAGTATATTTCCAACACTATACAATTAATTAGAATACTGACGAGTATAGTCGACGGCCTAGAGACAGTATTCGTAAACTAGGAGGATATAAACATGGCACAAACACTATTTAGAGGACCAGTTCTGCAAGGTAAATTCAACGAAGCAGGTGTAACTGGATTCAATCTAGAAGACAAACAAGCAAACTACACAGTACAGAATGCTGATACTGGTAAAACTTTTACATCAAAAACTGATGGAATGGTATTTACATTACCAGCAATTACTATTGGAAGAGTATTTACTTTTGTAAATACAGCTAGTGATGGGACTAACGCTTTAACTATAAGCCCAAATGCTAATGATGGTATTTTGTATGATGGATCTTTAACAGATAACAAAGATCTTATTAATACAAAAGCTACATCAAAAGTTGGTGACTTTGTAGTATGTGCATCTTTGAACTCAACAGCTCATTGGACAATTGTTGACGCTCAAGGTGTATTTGCTAAACAAGCATAATAATTAATTAGTGTGGGCTTCGGCCCACACGATTAGGAGAAAAATATGGCAGGTGGCGGTTCATTCGCAAGCGATCAAAAATTTACAACTGCAACAGCAGACGGACGTTTAAAAACTAGGTCTGGTGGTTCAGTTAACATTGGTCCTTGTAGAGTTACATACATACAAGCATCAGGATTTACTAACGTAAAACTTTACGATGCTACAAGTGCTGTTGCAGGAAAATTAGAATTTGATTCAACATTCGGAAGTGAAGGATTGGATGTTTTTATACCAGGTAGTGGTATAAGATTTCAAACTACTGTTTTTGCAGATGTAACTGGTACAGGATCATTAACTATAGGATACACAGGATAATGAAATCAGACGTAAAAGCAATTAGAAAAACAGATGCTACATCAGTCTTCGCAGGTAGAACAAGATTAAGAGGAATAATTTTAGCTTCACTTGGATCAGCAGGTTCAGTAACTTTACAAGACGGTAA